AAGCCACAAGATCGGCTGAACCACCAGATGGACTGCCTTCGATACGGAGTTTATTCGCAATACTCCAAGCGAAATGACTTCTTTGTTATTTAATTATTATTTTTGTAAAAATATAGACTTTAATGGCATCAATATTCGATAACTTCAAAAGGCTCGTGACTAAAAACAGTCAAGCCACAAATCAACTATTTAATAGGGCGATATATAACTTTTTAGGCGATACGATAATCACGAGTGCTGAGAATGATGATTCGTATATCAACAAAGGGTATCGTTTCAACTCAACCGTTTATTCGATTGTCAATCTTATAACAAAGGCGGCATCAACGGTGCCGTTCCAAGTTTATGAGGTGCAAAGTCAAAATTCCCTAAAAAAATATAAGGCACTAACATCAAACGGATTCGATGCCAACGCAACCCACAAGGCGCAAGTCATTTTAAAGAACTCGATGATTGAATTGGAGGGGACTGAAATCCACGAACTATTGAACCGACCAAACCCGGCACAATCTTACGCATCATTCTTGACTGAGGTGATTGCATTTGGTAAGCTAACCGGGAACCGTTATATCTACGGAATTACACCGGAGAGAGGCGCAAACCAATCCAAGTATGGCGAACTTTATGTATTGCCAAGTCAAGCGATGGAAATCCATTCCGGTGGGTTTATGAAACCGGTTGACCATTACACATTGGAATATAATGGCACATTTAAAATCGATGCCGATGATGTTTGCCATATCAAAGATTTCAATCCCTATTTCGATGGGTCAGGACAAAACCTTTATGGTATGTCACCACTTAGGGCGGGATTGCGTTCTATGGATGCCAACAATGAGGCACTCACTACCGGGGTCAAGTATCTACAAAACCAAACGGCAAGGGGTGTTTTAATGTCCGAGGAAGGGGATTTGAATGAAGTACAAGCCAAACAACTAAAGGAGAAATTCAGACAACAATATCAAGGTTCAAACAATGCCGGGGATGTTATCATTACCCCCAAGAAGTTGTCGTGGGTTAACTTCGGACTAAATGCCGCTGACCTTTCGCTTATTGAACAATACAACGGAACTATCAAAGACCTTTGCAACGTTTACAATGTACCGGCGGTATTGCTTAACAATGTTGAATCGGCAACCTACAACAACATCAAAGAGGCACGAAAAATGCTATATACCAATGCGGTAATTCCTGAACTTATGAAAATTAGGGATGAACTGAATCGTTGGTTGGCACCCAAATTTGGTGAAAAGGTTTTTATTGATTTTGATTATACCACTATCCCGGAACTCCAAGAGGAAACCGATAAGGTTGTTGCTCAGATGTCCCAAGCGTGGTGGCTGACACCAAACGAGAAACGTGCGGCGATGTCTTATGGTAAGGATGAGGAAAACGAAAGAATGGATGAATATTATATCCCGGCTAATCTTTTGCCACTTGGCGATTCAGATATGCCCGATATGACACCCCAACAAATAGATATTGAACCGGCAGAGAAAAGACAAGTGCCGGGAATGAATGACATATTTACAACAATTAGTGAGGCACAACAACGAGCAAACGAAATGGGTGGTGAAGGTTACCACGAACACACTTATGATGGCTATACGGTATATATGCCATTTGAAACTCACGAGGAATATGAGGCGGCAAAAGACAATCGCCTTGATGAATTTTATGGCGAAATGGATGCCGATTCTTTTGACTACAATTTCGAACTTGATAGTCGATATGATGATGATGAAAATACCGATTCAGATGGGGGAGAAATCATCCAAAAAGCACCACAAATTCGTGGAGCGATGGAAACGGCGTTGCGTAACAAGGTAAAAGACCACAATGAAGAATATGGTGACAACCCAGCTAAAAGGGCAACATATTCAATGTTGGCGAGGTCGTTTGTAAGGGGGATAGGTGCATATCGCACAAACCCATCATCAGTCAGACCAAACGTTCAGAGTGAAGACCAATGGGCATTGGGTAGGGTCAACGGATTACTCTATGCACTTAGAACTGGCAAATTCAAGAGAAGGGCGTATGATACGGATTTACTACCGGAGGAACACCCATTGTCATCAGACAAAAAAAGCCAAAAGGCGGAAACTTATTCCGATTACCCACAAGGCGCAACCAATAACGCCAAGCGAATGTTGGAGTGGCGTGAGAAGTATGGTCGTGATGTTGTCAAAGGCGGAACAAGGGTCGGTTGGGAAAGAGCCAATCAACTTGCAAGTCGTGAGGCATTATCATTGGACACCGTAAGGCGTGTCAACTCCTTTTTAGCAAGGCACAAAGACAACGCAAAGATTGACCCACAATATAAAGATGAGCCGTGGAAAGACCGTGGATATGTAGCATACAACCTTTGGGGTGGTGCGGCGATGGTATCTTGGGCAAAGCGTATTTCTGAAAACGACTAAATATGTTCGATAGGGAAACTTGGAGAAAAGAATTTTCCCAACAACTCGATATTGGAGAAAAAGCCGAGGTTGCGAAATTCAAACGATATTACAATGAGCAGTACAAAAAAGCCATTGATGGTTTTCTATTGGACAACAATCCAAGAGGTGGCGATAATTTATTCAAGTCAAGAGAACTTGAAAACATTTACGTTGGACTTTATTCAAATATCGGGTTACGATTTGCTAAGTGGTACGCCAAAACTTATGACCGCCTAATTTCAAAACGACAAGATGTTTCCGGGTTCGATGATGTGTGGAGCGAGGGATTTGCCGAAGCCGGGCGAAAGGTTGCCGGTCAACGTATCGTTTTACTTCAGGGAACGGCGAAGGCGGAGGTGATAAAAAATTTACAACGATTTATGCAAGACCCGGAATTTATGGCATTAGGTGCCGCAGAGCGTGGTCGCATTTTACGTTCAAGATTTAACAAACTATCTGCATACCAAGCGGAAAGGATTGTGCGAACTGAGTCGACTTATGCGGCGAATCTTGGTGCCGAAAGGTCTGCTCTTGATATGTTTGGCTCTGATGGTCTGCAAAAAGAATGGTTGACTTCCGTTGATGGTCGTGAACGGGCATCGCATAGGTCAACCAACGGTCAAGTCGTAGATATGGACAAACCGTTTAACGTTGGCGGTGAACTGTTAATGATGCCGGGTGACCCAAGAGGAAGGGCGGCAAATGTTGTCAACTGCCGGTGTGCGGTTGCCCATATACCAAAACCGGATGCACAACCCACAACACAACTTGAAGGGTTGGCGTTTGGATTAGCCGGTGAAATGGTTGCTCAAAATGTTATTGATGAAATTTAATATCTTTGCAATATGAATAATATTATATTTAAGCAGTCCCCAATGGGGGAACTAATTGATGCCGATGAAAAAGCGGGAATCGTAAAAGGTTACGCATCGGTGTTTAACAACGTTGATTCTGATAATGATATAATCAAATCCGGGGCATACAAAAAGACCATTGCCGAAAACGGTAGAAGGGTCAAATACCTTTACCAACACGATATGGACAAACCTATCGGGAAAATGGTTCATTTGGAGGAAGATGAAAAAGGTCTTGTCTTTGAGGCTCAGATTGCCAAAACGCAATTGGGTATGGATGTCATTGAACTAATCAAAGCCGGGGTAATTACCGAAAACTCTGTTGGGATTCTACCCATCCAAAAAGAAATGGTAAATGGTAGGCGTGAGATTAACGAGGTGAAACTGTATGAGGTTTCTGCCGTTACACTTGCCGCCAACGACCAAGCAATGATTTTGGATGTCAAGGGCAACGTTGACCCAAATAAAGTAATTAAGCGATATGATAATATTGCAAAATTAGTCCGCAAAGGGAATATATCTGACGAACTTGGATACACTCTTGAGGCGGAAATATTAAAACTGAAATCTATTTTTATGAATATGACCACTTCGCCAACTGACATTGAGGTTACGAAGCCGGAAGTCGTGAAAGGGGATTCAACCGAGATTTTAAACTATTTGTCTAACGTTCTAAAAAAATAAGATATGAACGAGGAAATTAAAAATCAATTAGACCAAATCGGTGACATCGTAGATTCTAAGATTGAAAAGGCTTTCAACCAAGCGCAAGATAATGCCAAAGGTGAAGTCGAGTCAAGTCTTAAAAGCGAGATCACAAATTTGACTAATGATTACAATGAAAAGATGGAAGCCGCTACAAAGCGAATGGATGCCATCGAAATGGAAAGCAAAAAAACGCTTTCAGGTGTAAATTCAAAAACTTTTAAAGGTCAAATCGAATCTGCCATCAAAGATGGTGCAATCGATGCCCTTATAAAAGGTAACACCAACGCCGCAAGATTTGAAATCAAAGCCGGTGATATGACAATGGCGAATGCCTATACTGGTGTTGTTGCTGGAGAAACTGTAATTTCAGACTTCAAATTCGACCCTTCAAGAAGTGTACACATCAGAACTTTGTTGCCTATCGGAAACACCGATGCTCAAACAATTAGATTCCCTAAAGAATCTGCTTATGATGATGGTGCCGCCGCAACTGCTCAAGGTTCAACTCTTGGTGCATCTGATTTTGACATTACTGCTACGAGCGTAAATGTTGAGAAAATCGGGACATTTATGAGAATAACTGAAGAGATGTTGAACGATACTCCCGGATTATCTTCTTACCTATCGGCAAGAGTACCCGGAAAAGTATTGTCTGTTGAAGATACTGAAATCCTTAATGGTGATGGTTCTTCTCCAAACCTTGATGGTCTATTCACCGATGGTGCCGCTTTTATCACTTCAGGTGGTGCGTTTGATGATGCGGTCGAGTCTGCAAATGAATTTGATGTGCTTATTGCATCATTGAACCAATTGGCACTTGCTAACTATCAAGCCGACACGATTCTTTTGAATCCAACCGATTTCCATAAAATCGTATTGCTTAAATCAACTGCCAACGAATATTTGAAAAATCAAATCATTCAAGGTATTCAACCAGCAATCAATGGTGTGCCAATTACATTGAACACCGCCGTTACTGCCGGGAAATTCCTTGTTGGTAACTTGGCTCAAGCATCTCAACTTTGGGTGCGTGATGGACTTGGAATCGAATTTTCAAGGGACGATTCTACAAATTTCCGTGATGGGTTTGTGACCGTCAGAGCCCAAGAACGGGTGGCACTTACAACCTATTCCCCTAATGCAATCGTACAAGGTACGTTCTCAACTGCTAAAGCGGCACTTGAAACTCCTTAATCTAACGATTAGTTTTGAACTTGAAAGGGTGGTCATATCGACTGCCCTTTTTGGGTTTAAGAAAAAAAACATATAATATTTTTTATATTATAAAATAAATTATATATTTACACCATAATTAAAACAATAAAAAACAAGATTATGGAAAATTTACTACAAAAGAAAAATAGGTTCTTTAGGGGAGAGATAATAGGAACAGATTATTTATATGATTGCGATATTGAAATATTTGTGGATGAAAAAAATGAAATCGCGGATTATAGTGGTTGTAGCTACAAAACCGCTAAAAAACTATTAAATAAAATCTAAAAAAACCGGGGGCGTTGCCGCCCCCTTTGTTTAACCAAAAATTAAATTATGAGAAATCAAAATGAATACAGAATACAAGATACACCGGAATATATAATGGTGAAAAGAATTACCGATGAGGAAAATCGCAAAAACATCATTGAGGCATTAAAATCGTTTGCAATATTATTGACCGCATTTTTCATTTCAATATGGTTGTTCACAAATTTTCTTTTAAATATCGAAACCATCATCGATTGGTGGAATAACTTTCAAATTGAAATATTTTTAATCGACATAATAATATGGCTGAAAAAGATAATTTCCTAAGTAAGAAAAAGGATATGCATATCCATCGGCATATCAACATAAATCAAAATATTGTTAATATTAAAAAATTTAATAAATTAGTAAATAAATTAAATTAGTTTTTTTTTGTTTGATAAACGGAAATGTCCGCCATTAAGTTGGTGGGCATTTTTTTTATACCTTTACATTAAACCAATAAATTGAATAATAATCAGAGAGGGTGTTTTAGTGAATACCTTTTTGCAACTGAATGCATAAAGAGGGGATATAATGTTTCAATGCCTTTGTCGGATGCCTCAATTTATGATTGCGTGGTTGATAATGGCGAAAACTTATTCAAAATCCAAATCAAATCCACGATAAAACTTCCGGTAAAAGATACCATTACAACAATACAAGTGCCGTTGCAAAATTCAAAAAGGGTTTACACAACAGAAAACGTGGATTACTTTGCGGTGTATGTTTATCATCTTGAGGGGTTTTTTATATTTAAAAACGAAGGCAATATGCAGTCAGTAAGATTGTCACTTGTAGGTAAATATTCCAAAAATTTTAATAACTTTGTATTCACAAGGGACACTCAATCCCATCAATGATTCATTTTTAATTGTTTTGTGAATTATTTTATAAGTTTGGTTAGTAAAGGGTAGCATTTAAGTGTTGCCCTTTTTTTTTATCTTTGTGGAAATAACATATTATGAAAATATTAATGAAAAAAAGCGTTTTATCCTCTGAGGGATGGCGTTGGGAGGAAAAGGTTTACGATGTTGACAACAAGGTCGCATCGGATTATATCAAAAAAGGAATCGGCGTTGAATTTGTCGAAGAAGTAAAAGAGGAAAAAAAAGTAAAAGAAACAAAGGAAAACAAAGTGGCAAGAAAAAGAACCACTAAAAAATCCAAATAAATGCCTTACACCAAGAACACTTATTTCAGCGACCCGCCGATTACATTTCAACCGCAAATGAAAATCAATTCCACGACTGGAAGTGAAATCATTACTGCGGCAAATGTCAAGGATTTTGCAAGGATTGATACCACGGCAGATGATACCATTATCGGTCAGATGATCACCCAAGCGAGAATCGTGGCGGAAAATTACATTTCCAAGGATATTGTGGCAAAAAATAGAACTTACTATTTGCCATTCGCCAACACAAGAATCGCATTGCCTTTCGCCCCAGTTGCATCTATTTCATCGGCAACCGTTGATGGAACTGCCGCAACATATTCGGCAAAAGGATTGGATAATGAAATAATAGAATTGAACGAACTACCGGCAAAGGAAGTAAAAATCACCTACATCACAACCGGACTTGATGATTCGTTTTTGAAACAAGCGTTGTTGCAAATGGTAACGACCTATTATGACAACCGGTCTGATTTTGTAACCGGAACAATTGTTCAAGAAATAAAAACAAGCACAAAAAACTTGTTGTCATCATATAAAACCGTGTTTATTTAATGGATGCCGGGAAACTTGATACAAGGGTTGAAGTAAGGCGATTGACAAAGACCGCCGACACTTATGGGGGTTACACCTCAACAACGGCAACCGCATCGACTATATGGGCATATAAAAGAGAAACAAGCGGTGATATTAACCAAGAGAATGGAAAGCGTAGGCGTGAACTTGACATTGAGTTAATCGTTCGCAAAAAAACCGCCGACACTATCTTGAACACCGACCTTTTGAAAATTCAAAATGTATCCGGGGAATATCGTATCAACGGTAAATTTGAATCCGATTACAAATATTATACAACCATAAAAGCCACAAAAATTGATTAGTGTTAAAATCAAAAAGAGCGATTTAAATGATTTGAACCGAAAACTCAATCAACTCAAAAGTTTTTCAAAAGAGGGACTTTCAAAAGAGATTGGCGATACTGCGGCTTTTTCGGCGGCAAGAATGAAAAAAACGGTTGTATATGATAAGTCTGATTTAAAGAAACAAATCGGATTTGGTAGAATGGGCAAAATGGCAAGGGTGTTTTCAAAGACTTTTTATTCGCCATTTGTTGAATTTGGAACAAGGGATGGAAATCTCAAATTTGATGATATGTTGGCACTTGGTATTCCAAAAAGTTATGCCGAGCAATTCAAGGCAAATCCACTAAAAAAGAAAACCAACCAAAACGCAAGACCTTTTTTCTTTTCATCGGTAAGGGTAGAACTCAAAAACCTTATGGAAAGACTTGACAGAAGATTAAATAATTTGACACGATGAACGAGGCACTTCAATTTATAAGAAAAGCGATTTTAAGCCGTTTAACGGATGCAATTTCAATTGGTGGCAGTTATGTCCCAATATATAACAGAGTGCCATCTGATGCATCTGAACCCTATATACGCATATTTTCGGTAAGTAATAACGAAAGCGATTTCAATACCACAAGTTTTATTTCCGAATGTGTTATAAGATTGGAGGTTGTCACGGCGTTTGATTCTGATTCAGGGGGCGAATTGCAATCCAATCAGATAGTAAGTGAAATTTTAAATTTAGTGCGAACGAGGTCGGGTGGTTATTATGATTTATCAAGCGATGGGTTTAATGTGATAACTTGCACAAATAATGGTGTAACATATTTTGAAGATGATTTGGAAGATAAAACCTATTTCCGGGCGATTGTCGAAATATCTAATAAAATAGAAAAAATCTAATGGCTGATTTTAAGATTTACGGAATAAATATCGGAGCAATATTTTTATCATTGTCAGATGTGAATCCAATACTGCAAACCCTTGTCTTGGTAGCATCTTTAATTTATACGATTATTAACATAACTCAAAAATTAAAAAAATGAAAATGCCTACAAACGGAGTCGCAAAAGACATCAGACATTTTGCCGGGAGTCTATTGGTTTTTTTCTTAGTGGTTTTGATATTATTTTATCTTACAAAATATCAAATCCCAAGTGAAAATGCTCAAATCGTAAACACTTTAATCGGTATGATAGCGGCATCCATTGCGATGGTTATCGCAAGTATAACCGGAAGGAACCCGGATGATTTAGATGCGGCAAAAAAGAAGATTTCAAATCTTGAGATGAAAATTGAAATGCTTGTCCAAGCAAAAGACACCTTGGAGGAAATGCTTATAAAAGTACAAGATGACACGATTGACCGGCTACTTCTAAACAAGGCTATGAAATACGATAATAAATGCGACTGTAAAAAATGAGTTTAAGGTTTTTTAAATATGAGGAATTTGATTCGCCTGATGTTCACGATAGTGGTAGGTATATGGATGCTGAATTTTTGGCAATGCTCGACAATGCCCGTGAAATTGCGGGAATACCCTTTAAAATCAATTCGGGGTGGCGGACAATCGAACATAATCAAAAAGTTGGAGGAAAACCAAACTCAAGCCATATTGTTGGAAAAGCAGTTGACATTGCAGTTAAAAATTCAAGAGAAAGAGGAATCATTTTGTCAGCACTTCAAAAGGCTGGATTTAATCGATTCGGAGTTGGTAAAACTTTCATCCACGTTGACAATGATGGAACTGACTTTCCCGATGGTGTCAAAGACCCCAACGTTTTATGGTTATATAGCTAACACGGTAGGAAGTACACTATGCCTAAAAAGAAATTCAAAGACACGGCAGTAGGTTCTTTCCTACTTCAAAAGATTCCAAAGGTAGTCGGTGCGATTGCCGAGGATACTCCAATTGGAAACGTCATAGAAGCGATTATTGGTGGGTCAGATATGAGTGCGGAGGATAAAGACATTGCACTTGAAAAACTACGATTAGAACGTGCCGAAATGGATGGGGTAACTCGTAGGTGGGTTGCCGATAGTAGAAGTGGATGGTTGGCACAAAATGTGCGACCTTTGACTTTATGTTTTTTTACAATTTCTTACATCGTTGGTTGGTATATGGAATATGATTTGACAACAATCACCGGTTTGATGCAAGTGATCCTCGGAGGGTATTTCGGGAGTCGTGGGGTTGAAAAAGTGTTCGGAAATAAACTCCATAAATAATGGCAAAGAAAATAATTGATAATTTTGTAAAAGCCACAAAAAGAAAACGCCCCGGTGTCCATTCAAAGAATGCATCAATAAATCAAAAAGGGTGGAAAAAGAAATCTCGTGGTCAAGGTAAAAAAAGATAAATATGGCAACTCGTGACTTGTATTCCTCAAATAATTTTTATCGAATGTCATTCGGCGATTATGGATTTCGCCTTTTGGATTATACCCACGGCAACGCATCAACGCCAAGCGGTGAATATTTCTGTTCAATAGAATGCACCGAAAATTCAACCATTACACTTACAAACGACACCCCCGGAGGAGATAGCGGATTTACAAGTTTTTCAATAAAAGAAGGGCATATAATTTATGGTAATTTTACTGATATATCAATCACTCACGGTCAAATAATCTGCTATTTGCGTAAACCAAAATAAATGCTTGGTCTTGCTTTTAACGTAATTTCAAGGTCTAAGAAAACCAAGAAGATAATCAAAAAGTATCTTCAGGACAATCTTGAGGATTTGTGGAGCAATACTGAGGATAGATGGCAATCCTATAATTATGTTATTCCACTTACTTGGGATTCTATTAATGAAGTGTGGGACAGATACAACGAAAGATTGCCTGAAACTTGGGAGGTGTTGAGTAAAAACTGGAATGCGGAAACGGAATTATGGGATGAAATATAAATTTGTTAAATTTGTAAAAAATTAATTATGGGTACTACACTATCGGGATTAAAAATAAAAGATACTTATCAAGGTCTTATCAAATTAAGTGATAACGCCGCCGCATCATCTTCGACAAAAGAACTGACTGATGGTGTTGGTAATGACTTAAATATACAAGTTGACACCACCGGGAGATTGGAGGCAACATCGTTTGTCATAACAAGTGGAACATCAAGCCAAATTCTTTTGGCAGATGGTACGGTCGGAACAACTTTGGGAACAAGTTTTTTGGCAGATGATTCGGTTACCTTTGCAAAATTAGAAGATAGGTATTCAGAACTTTCGGCACTTGGTAGCGGAACCTCTTTCGCCCTTAATTTTTTAAACGGTTGTACATTTACGGCAACCGCATCCGGTGCCGCAACCTTTACATTTTCAAACGCCGTTCAAGGTCAGGTTGTTGACTTGATCCTTGGTGTGGGTAATTACGCCTTGACATTTGCAGAAACCGGCTCAACTTTTAACCGAGTAGGTTCAACCACATACGATGGGTCATCAACAAATTTGATTCAAATAGTTTGCACGGATGACACGCCGGGTTCAAAAATATATCACTATTCAATTGCCACTTATTCATCGGCACAACCACAATAATATGAAAGCAAGAACTGAAAACGGTCAAATAAAAATTTATAAATCTTTACCTTCTGAATACACCAAGGATGATGGAACTGTTATTTTGAACTTTAGAAATGCCGATGCTGAAACTATTGAGGCGGAAGGTTTTTACGATGTTGTGAAACCATCATTTAATCCATTGACCCAAACAAAGGGTGGGATTCAGTTTGATTCAGAAAACAATGTTTTTACAAATGTAGTGACTGACATTGATTTTGACCAAGAAGTTGACATCATAGGAGAGGATGGAGAGCCAACCGGTGAAACAGAAAAAAGATACAAAGTTTCAGACTTACAATCAAGCATTTTGTCTGAACTCAAGCAAAAAGCAAATCAATTATTACAACCAAGTGATTGGCAAGTGGTAAGAAAGGCGGAAAGGGACATTGATATTGATTCAGATACACAAACAGAAAGGTCAGGCATATTGACGGAACTTGACAGAAAAGAATCGGAGGTTAATGCGTTGACATCCTATGCTGACTTGTTGCAATATGACAAAAGATTTTTCCCACCATCTGATGAAATAGAATAATATGAGTATAAACAAAAGATTAATAAGTACCGGTGCGGGTGCCATAACTTGTACAACTGATTCCACAGACCCTTTTGGCGATTCAAGTGGTGTTGCGTTATATTCTTTGGACTACGATGCAAGTACTGCCCCTGATGGTACTGACTTTTCAGGAAGCCCTACCAACGTTGAGTTCGGAGTAGGAGGCAAGATAAACTATGGTGCAAGGTTTAATGGGAGTAGTAGTTATATATCAGGAACTGTTGGTGCTACTGCAACTACATCTTTTAGTATGTGGGTTAAAATAAACGATACATCTTCAAGTCAATTTATACAAGTTTTTGATAATAATAATTTT